TCCTAGATGCAGTGATGACAGAGTTCATTCGCAAAGTAGCAGACCTGCCGTTTATGCAGGCGCCATACAAGTTCGCAGTACAGCAGCGTGCTCTCGGAATTGGTGTGCTGGGATGGCATTCGTTCCTGCAGTCCAAGATGATTCCATTCGAGTCATTTGAGGCAAAGATGCTGAACGTGCAAATTCACAAGTTATTGCGCGATAAGACTCAGGCTGCATCACGCAAGATGGCAATTGAGTATGGCGAGCCTGAGTTGCTTAGAGGCTACGGTCTGCGCAACGTGACCACACTTGCTATTGCTCCGACAACATCCTCAAGCTTCATTCTAGGACAGGTATCACCGAGCATCGAGCCTCTCAACAGCAATTACTTCGTGAAGGACCTTTCGAAGGGCAAGTTTACCTACAAGAATCCTTACCTCGAGGCAGTACTTGAAACACACGGCAAGAACGACAAGGCGACATGGCAGACAATCCTGCTGAAGGGTGGATCTGTGCAGCATCTGGAATTTCTGTCTGCTAACGAGAAGGAGGTATTTAAGACATTCGGTGAGATCAGCCAGAAGGAAATCGTCATTCAGGCATCTGCTCGTCAGAAGTTCATCGATCAGTCTCAGTCAATCAATCTGATGGTACATCCCAAGACATCGCCAAAGGATGTCAATCAGCTGCTGATCTTCGCCTGGGAACAAGGCGTGAAGAGTCTTTACTACCAACGTGGCACTAACCCAGCACAAGAGCTAGGACGTAACCTGCTTCAGTGCGTATCCTGCGAGGCCTAACAATGAAGGTTGACAAAGAATGCCCATGCTGCGGCGCTCAATACTCGATTCGCTTCGAGCAGATCATCGCTGATCTGGATCCTGAGATCGACAACGAGACAATTTACGATGACGATAGCGAGCAAGAAATGTATCCAGAGTTCTGCCCGTTCTGCGGATCACACGAGTCGGACGACGGAGAGATAGACGAAGACTAACTGTTACGTATAGATACCACATATCCATATGTGGTATTTTGAGAACGAAGTCTTTGATCCCAAACCAGAAGAACTGGACCCGAAGGTAAACATCGGGTTCGTGTATCTGATCACTAACCTAGTCAATGGAAAGAAGTACATTGGCAAGAAGCTGTTCTTCTCATCTAAGAGCAAGCAAGTAAACGGCAAGAAGAAAAAGACTAAGGTTGAGTCTGACTGGCGCAAGTACTACGGATCGAACGCTGCTATTCAGCAGGATGTCAAGGATCTGGGAACAGCTAACTTTCGCCGTGAGATACTGTATATGTGCAAGTCTAAGTCAGAATGCAATTATCTAGAGGCATATGAGCAGTTCACGCGCCAGGCTATTCTGGACAAGACTTACTACAACGATTGGCTGACTGTCAAGGTAACTAGAAAACATCTGGGCGCACTCCAATTTTGATGTTTACTTTGAGCTCGGTATGGCATAGGATGTATGCCATAAATCGACATTCTTAAACTATGGCTATTATCGTAGACTACTCCGGCGTTGCTATCGCTAACCTTTTTGCAATGAAGATGAACAAGATCGATGAGAATCTAGTTCGTCATATGATTCTAAACTCTCTGCGGATGTATAACGTCAAGTACCGCAAGGAGTATGGCCAGATGATTTTAGCTTGCGATGGCGGCAATACGTGGCGCAAGGAAATCTATCCGCAGTACAAAGCGCAGCGCAAGAAAAACCGTGAGGAATCATCGATTGACTGGAAAGAATTCTTCCGAGTGCTCGGTATGGTCCGCGATGAGATCCGCGAGTATGTTCCGTTCAAGGTCGTGCATCTACAGGGTGTGGAGGCTGATGATGTGATTGCCACGCTAGTTGAACAGACTCAAGGTTTCGGCAAGCACGAACCGGTGATGATCGTTTCTGCTGACAAGGACTTCATTCAGCTGCAGCGTTACAGCAATGTCAAGCAGTTCAGCCCGATGACGAAAGCGCTTGTCAAAGATCCGAATCCGATGCGCTATTTGCAGGAGCACGTGCTGCGCGGTGATTCAGGCGATGGCGTTCCTAACGTTCTGTCGGGCGATGATGTCTTTGTTTCTGGCGGCCGCCAGACTCCGCTGCGTGCTAAGCTGATCGACGAGTGGGTTACGAACTGGAATCAGCTCGATAAAGTGATGACTGGCGAGCAATACCGCAATTTTCAGCGCAATCAACATTTGATCGATCTTTCTGCAATTCCAGCATCCAAGAAAGCTGAGATCATAAATACCTACGCCAACGTGAAGACAGGCAACAACACTCTGAACTATCTTATATCCAGGCGGTGCACTCAGCTTATTGAATGTGCCTCCGAATTCAATTCCTCTACACTATGAGATTCACTAAAATCCACGAGATTCTAGAAAAAGCGCAACAGGCACCCGATGACAAAGAACGTGCTAAGATTTTGGCGGCAAATAACTGTCTGGGTCTACGCGACGTTCTTCGTGCGGCATATGACGACACCATCGTCTTTACTTTGCCTGAAGGAATTCCTCCGTATACTTCCAACGTTTCACAGGAAGGTATCTCGCCCACAAATCTGATTCGCAATACCACGCAGTTCACATACTTCGTGAAGCGCGGTGAAGGCGACAAGATTCCGCAGTTCAAGCGCGAGTCGGTATTTGTGCGCCTGCTGGAAGGAATCGATCCAAAGGATGCAGAGGTCTTGTGCGCAGTAAAAGAAAAGCGCCTACAGGCACAGTACTCAAAGGTCACGAAAGAACTTGTGCAGAAGATCTGGCCGAAGCTCATTCTCAAATGATGGCACGATAACGTGCTCGTTACATCATGGCATTAGCAATAAACCCAACGCTATGATTACAAACCAACTGGAAAGACTCAAGCAAGACTGCATCGAACTAGATTATTTCATTCAGCGACTCCAGAAAGAAGGAAGCGACAAAAGAGTAAAAGCAATCCGACGCAAGCAAGAATATCTGCAAGAGTATATCCAGCAAATGACAATGACAGCGCAGCATCCACAGGCATTAGAAATCTAACCTGTACTTAAGTCTGCTTCTTGATTGAATAGTTTTTGCAATGAATATCTTTATACTTGACGAGTCTCCCGTGCTTGCCGCGCAGTATCAGTGCGACAAGCACGTTGTCAAGATGATCGTCGAATCAGCTCAAATGCTTTCCACTGCTCATCGTATTCTTGATGGCAAGATGAAAGTCATCGAGCGCATCAGCCCGCGTTCCGGCAAGCCACGCAAGCTCAAAGTGTATCAGCTTGACCAGCACGATACCGATCTGTACGGCGTGACTCATCCTGGGCATCCATCGACTATCTGGACGATGGCGACTAATTCTAATTACCTCTGGCATTACCACCACTTCATCGCGCTGTGCGACGAGTACACTCATCGCTACGGCAAGAAGCACAAGACCGATACTAAGCTTCGCGGCATTCTTTACAACTGCCCGCGGAACATTCCGTCCGGTCCGCTGACTAAGTTCGCGCTTGCTATGCAGTCGCAGCCGCAGTGTATAAATCACGATGATCCGATTGGATCATACCGTGCATTCTATCAGACTAAACAAGGCCGCTTCAAGATGAAGTGGACGAACCGCGAGAAGCCCGCATGGTTTGTCTGTTCATAATTCTATGCCTAATTACGATTTTAACTGCGATTCCTGTGGGCATGAGTTCACAGAGAACGTGCCAATTGACAAGCGCGACGATCCTCGCCCGTGCCCGCAGTGTGGAAAGAACAAGACTAAACGAGCAGTATCGGCTGTAAAGGTCTCGTACTCTGGATTCATTGATCCGCTCAAGAGAGCAGGCAGTGGATGGAATGACGTTCTGAAGAAAGTCAAGCGTGGTTCTGGGCGCACTAATACTATTCGTACTCGCTAATAATGGCTAAATCTAAAAAGCAAAAAGCTAAGCAACCACAGGCGCCTCAGTCGATTGTACCCAAGTACGACACGTTGAAGGTGATTGAGCCGCTGACTGCATCACAGAAGAAAGTCTTTGCTGCATTCAAGAAGAACAATCACCTGTGCCTTTCTGGATGTGCTGGTACCGGCAAGACGTTCTTGGCGATGTACCTTGCTCTAGAGGAAATTTTGAAGGGCGAATCGAAGACTGAGAAGATCATCATTGTTCGCTCGATTGTTCCCACACGCGACATTGGATTTCTTCCGGGCGACAGAGCAGAAAAGGAATCGACCTATCTGTATCCGTACATTGCAATCTGCGCAGAGCTGTTTGGCGATTCTCAGGCATGGAACAAGCTTGTAGCTTCTAAGAAGATCGAGTTTCTGACCACATCGTTCGTCCGCGGCATCACGCTGCACGATGCAGTGGTCATTATCGATGAGATGCAGAATCTGACATTCCATGAGCTTGATTCGATCATCACTCGTCTGGGTGAGAACTGCCGACTGGTGATGTGTGGCGACTACTATCAGACTGACTTTGAGAAATCAAAAGACAAAAGCGGGATTCTAGAATTTATGGAGATCATCGACCAGATGAAGTACTTCTATTCGATTGAGTTCGGATGGCAAGACATCGTTCGTTCTGGTTTGGTGCGCGACTACATAATGACAAAGGAAATCGTTCAGAAGGAAAAGACTAAGAAGCAATGAAGCCATTCAAAGGTAATTGGTCCAAGCACGGCCAGTCTGACAAAGAAGCAGATGCTTTTGAGCGCAATGCTCGAAAGAACAAGAAACGTGGTCGCCCTCAGGAAGAAGATCCGTATAAGGACCATCATCGAATCCGACCTGAAGACTTTGATCTAGATGATGACGAAATTCCGACACAATCCGATTGATCTGGGCTACGATACTCTGCTCTGCGAGAACCAGAGCACTGGTCGTACCTATGTCACTCCACAGGGCAATCGTTATCCATCGATTACCTCTGTGCTGGGTATTCTGTCAAAGGATCATATTCGCGCATGGCGGCACCGAGTGGGCGAGGAAGAAGCAAATCGAGTCTCGCGTGTAGCTGCTGGACGCGGCACCTCGGTACATTCGCTTGTAGAAGACTATCTAGACAACAAAGAACTTGATCTAGAAAAAGCAATGCCGAACGCATCTGCTGCATTCCGCGCGATTCAGCCGATACTCGATGAGCGTCTGAATGATATCTGCATTCAGGAGGCACCACTTTACTCAGATCATCTTAAAGTGGCTGGACGCTGCGACATTGTAGCTAAGTTCGATGGCGTGCTTTCTGTGGTCGACATCAAGACCTCGAGCAGAGTAAAGACAGCAGAAGACATTCCCAATTACTTTATGCAGGAAGCTGCTTATGCCATTATGTTCGAGGAGCGTACTGGCATTCCGATTACTAACGTGGTGACAATCATGGCAGTCGATTTTGCTCCCGCAATTGTCTTCAAAGAACACCGAGACAATTGGACTAAAAGTTTGCTAGAAACAATCGCAGAACACCGTCGTCAAAAACTGTTTGGACTTTCTTGATACATATACTTAATGAATACCACTAAAATTATGGCTAATCCACTGGTTGAAATGTTGAGCGGAGAAAAGAAACCTCAGAACGCCTTTACCGAAAAGTCCCTTGCTCATCTACACGAGTACTATCTCGTGGGCCATGTCGAGGAGCCCAGCAAGTATACCGAGTGGTTCAATCAGATTCGCCATGCCACGCCGAACGATCTGATCAAGATCTACATCAATTCGTACGGCGGCGACCTGTGGACAGCTATTCAGTTCATTCGCGTGATTCGCGAGACTAAAGCACCGGTTGTAGTTTCTGTCGAGGGTGCGTGTATGAGTGCAGCAACGATCATCTTTCTGATGGCTGACAGCCATGAAATCTCGCCACACTCCATGTTTATGTTCCACAATTATTCTGGCGGAACAATTGGTAAAGGTGGCGAGATGATCGATCAGATCAAGCACGAGCGCAAATGGTCGCAAAAGCTGCTGATGGAAATCTATGAGAATTTTCTAACAGCTGACGAGATTCAGGCAATCCTAAATAACAGGGACATCTGGATGACAGCAGAAGAAGTCGTTGCACGATTGAACAAGAAGGCGAAGTCACTGAAGAAAACGGTCAAAGCTAAGAGCAAAAAGACAGAAGAATAAGACGCCCGTTGGCTATCAACGGGTTATGTAAATTCTAGTAGTTTACATTTCATGGAGATTATGTAGTATGTCTCCATGATGAAGAAAGTTAAAATCAAGATTCGCTCCGTGTTTACTTCAGGCGTCAACCTCGGCGGTGCAGTTCACCGTACTCGTAAGGGTAAAGGCTCGTACTCACGCAAGAATCGCTACGGGCGTGATTGGTAATCAACGGGTTACGCAATTTTCTTTCCTATCATTTTCTCTACTGCCTGTTAAGATTTCTATATGATGAAACGTGGTTCTACCTCCTATATCTTCACCGCTGATCCGCTCTGCTGCGATTCCATGCAACAGATCAACCTCGTCAAGAGCACGCTGAAGAAGATCAATGCTCTTGCCGTTCCTAGCCACACGCGCAGCGGCGCCTATGGCAAGAAATACTGGCGCATCAAGCTGCATGGCCGCCTCGGCAAGAACAATCCTGCCGCTGCTAAGTATCGCGGCCGTAGTTGGCGGACTATTGCTTTGGCCGATGCTCAGCGCATCGATGTCTACATCTATCCTGAGTTCCGTGTTCTCAAGACGCCCACGCCTAACTTCTAATCAATTTATGACTACTCCTTCTCAACAAGAAACGTTCGATGAGATTGTCCGCTTTGCTGACTATCAAACTAAGTATAATCTTATGGTCGCGCAAATTGCTCAGGACATCAAAGAGTTTGCAGCTGAGCATCACGATGCAGACTTTCAGCCTGACCCCGAGGATCTGGTGAATACCTACATGGAAGGTCTGGCAGCGGATGTCCTTGCCAAGTTGTCCGAATAAGTGCAGAATTCTGTTATGTATACCGAATCTGAAGCTACTCGTAGGCTGATTGCAGCTGGCATTCTGCCTAATCCCAACTTTGTGCCGCGTGAGACTACAGTCAATCGTTTCGGCGTGATGATCTGGGACCACAAGACTGCAGGTCACTGTCAGGTTCTGAATGGTGACAGCTGGCGTACTGCGCGTAAGTATAACGTGCCGCGCCGTGGTTTCGCATCTGTCGTCAAGTCCATCGTGGGCTGAGATGATTCCGGTAGATCCGCATCATCGCACGACTCTCGTACTAAACAAGAACTACCAATCGCTAGGCAAGTTCTTTACTGCGAGAGCAGCTATTCGTCACATGATGAATGGCCGAGTCAAAGGTCTGGACGCATCTGGCAATTGTGTCTCATGGACTGGCGCAGATGTCGAGAACATCAACGGTGAAGCTAGTTCTCTAAGTTGGGCTGATGTGACGGTGGATCTTTATCCCGATCAGCCTTGCTTACGCTCTGCGCCCAATACGCTGACTGGTCAGGAAACACAGTGGCCAGTACCCACGTTGGTAGTCTGCACGCATCACTTTGGCTATCACGGCGCAGGCAGTCGCAGTCTTTCGCTGCGTTCAATCTACAGCATCTGCAAGGGCGTGTGCCAATACTGCCTGCAGAAGATCCCGTTTTCCGAAGCAACCAAGGATCACATTTATCCAAAGTCGCTGGGCGGAACGAATGATGACTTCAACGTCATTATGGCGTGCCGCTCGTGTAATGCTGCTAAGAACAATCTTTACCCGTATCTGAACGCAGATGGTCATCAGGTGAAACCGATTTCGCGGATGCGCGTGGGCACAGGGTTTGTGCCTGACAATTTGACGACCCGTGAGGAGTGGAAACCCTTTCTTTTTCTGCAATAATGCCTTTACTTTTGGCATACTATAAATAGAATCTCTTTTCAATTCGACCGCCAGACTTCGGCTACAAGGAGTCCAAACGACCGACACAGGGGGTCCAATCCGCGCAACAGTGCGAGAGGGGCCGAGAGCAATTTGTTCTTTTTAGAATTGAGCGGCCCCGGACGCTCGCGATCAAATAATCCGCCGGGTTTTTTTATGAAAACTAAACTTAAACAATCAATCATCTATACTTCAGTATTTGCACTCGGAATGCTTTCCGCAGCATTGATCAGTAATGTCTCTGCTCAAAAGGAATCGGATAATTTCATTGACGATGAGGAATCGGATAATGTCATTGACGATGAAATCACTAAAAATACTTTAGATAAAAATAGCGCAGAAAGTCTTCTGTCGATTATTCAGACAGAAGGAATGCACGATGCATTCACGCACTATTCTACCTATCGAGATATTGGTGATCAGAACTTTCACAAGCTTCGCTTGCGCTATGTCGCTGCATCTGATGATCTAATGCAGTACATTGCTGAAGCAGAAAACAAGTAAAATTTGCCGTAGTGGCTCAG